GCGGTGCTGTTCCGCTTGAAGTCAAAACATAACCAGAGGTTCCAATCGCCAGTTTAGACAATGCTGTGCCAGACGCATAGTAAGGTAAATCACCTGCGGTATAAGATGACAAACCTGTGCCGCCGTTTGAGGTTATTAATGTGCCTGCAACAGTGATTGCGCCTGTTGATGCGGTAGATGGGGTAAGACCGGTTGTGCCAAAGCTGATGGTTGTTGATGCGGCGGCTTTTGAAGCCAACACCTGCACATTACCCGAAGCGTCTTTGTAAAAGAGCTTGCCATCAAAGTAATTCAACGCGAGCTCGGCACCACTTGCACTGCTCGTCAAGTTGGCGGCAGAAGGAGTGTTACCAGTTGAGCCACTGGCGTAAATTAGTATAGGGGTGTATCCGCTTTGTGCCATGTTTTTTCCTTAGAATGCGCCGCCTGCAATGCCACCTGTGATTGTGCCATTTGCCGCGTTACAAGTTATTGACGAGTTTACCAATTGTGGCAAATTACCGCTAGTCGCCGTTACGAAAGTTAGATAGTTTGTTGTGCCCGTAGAGGCCGCAGTTATCGCCGTGTTGACCGTGTTTGTGGCTCCCAAGTTGGCAACAGTCGTTGTGCTTGTTACAGTTAACGGCGCTGTGCCTGTTGCCACTGTGGAAACAAGGGTGCTACCAGTGACAGCTTGGGTTGATGTGATCGCCGCGCCGGTGCTCAGTGTGTTGGTTGACCACGAGGTTCCAGATGGAATGTTGGCGTGATAGTCCCATGTTCCTGCGGCAGTACCGTTAGACAACAACACCACATTTAGATACGCGCCAGACTGCACTGTGACAACAATGGTCGAAGAGTTGTTTTGAACAACAATTGTTCCTGATGACTGGTTGTTGTTGAATGTGTATGTCGCGCCAACTGGCAAAGTTGTGGCATCTGGCAACTTATATGTCTGACCACCAGAGCCAGTCACAATCCAGTTGGGATATGAGCTCGCCACAAGAGTTGTTGTCGTTCCTGCGGCGGCAACATTGCTGTAGCCCAAGAATGCAAAGTTTGTGGTGATGTTTGCGTTGGCGTCACGCAACACAACACTGTTTGCGCCTGTTGATGCTGTCACGCCAGTGCCGCCGTTTGCCACATTCAAGGTTCCTGCGACAGTAATTGCGCCTGAAGTCGCGGTGGATGGTGTCAAACCTGTAGTGCCAAAACTGAGTGTTGTCACAGCCACACCAGACAGAGTTGACCACTGGGGTGCCGTTGCTCCTGAGTTGACAGTCAAAATCTGGTTTGCAGTGCCGATTGGCAAAGTGCTAAATGCGCTTGTGCCTGCACCATAGACCAGTGATCCGGTTGTCAGCGAAGTCAATCCTGTGCCGCCATTTGCGACACCTAAAGTACCGGCAAGCGTAATTGCACCAGAAGTGGCTGTGGCAGGCGTCAATCCTGTTGTGCCGCCACTAAAAGTCGTCACGCCAATGCTTGACAGATTTGACCATGTTGGCGCGCCAGTGCCGCCTGAAAGCAACACTTGTCCGGTTGTTCCTGCGGCAGAATAGGCATGTGCAGTACCTGTACCATAGCCAACACCACCCGATGTGGGGGTTGCTGTGCTATTTGTACCGCCGTTTGCGATTGGCACGACGCCAATTAAGCTTAATGCCTGCGCAGTTGTGGCGTTAGTCACAGCACTTGTACCGTTGGCATACATGAAACCAGTCAAACCGGTCACTGTGATGCTGTTAAACGCCTCAGAAGAGCTTCCTAAGACCTTTTCCCACACTGAACCGTTGAACACAGCCCAGTCACCAACAGACCACAAGTTGATGCCGTTCAAACTGGTTGTACCTGCAGTCGAAACCACATAGTAGTAACCCGCAGTACCGACAGATGAGGTCAATGTTGGTGTATTGGTAGACGCATTCCATGTGCCTTGATAGGTTGTCGCGCCCGAAGCGTTGGTGGTAATGCTTGTGATTTGACCTTGAGCATTGACCGTAATCTGTGGAATAGCCAAAGCAGACCCGTAAGTGCCTGCAGAGACGCCCGTGTTGGTGATGGATGGGGTAATCGTGCCCGATCCATTGGTGATGGTGATGCCGGTGCCTGCGGTGATCGTAGACAGCGTGTATCCTGTACCATTACCAATCAGTAATTGTCCGTTTGTAGGCGTTGTATTAAGCCCTGTACCACCGTTTGCGACAGGGGTTGTGCCCAAAAGCGTCAACAGTTGAGCTGTGGTCGCGGCTGTATAGGCTGAAGTGCCGTTGGCATAAGCAAAACCTGTGAGTGTTCCTGCGACACCGGTACCGCCAGAGCCTGCATTGAGCGTACCGCCCAATACCACCGCACTCGATGTCGGTGTATTTGGTGTCAAGCCTGTTGAGCCCGCGCTGAAAGTCGCAACACCTGAACCAGAGATCACTGAGCCCCAACCGCCGGTTGTGTAGGCTTCCAAAGTGCCGGTGTCGGTGTTGTAACGGAATGCACCTTGTGCAGGTGTACCGCGCTGTGCGGTCGTGCCTGAAGGCAACTGAACAAAATTGTTGCCCGGAAATGTTGGATTTGGCGAAATGCTGATCACGGGCACACTGGTGCCGTTGGTGACCACAATTTGATTGGTTGTGCCTTGTACATTGGTCACAGAGCCACTGCCGGTACCAATTGTCTGCCATGTGCTACTCGCGTAGAACTCCATGGTCTGGGTATCAGTGTTGTAGCGAATGACGCCGTTGTTTGCCAAACGCTGTGCAGTGCCACCAGAAGGCAATTGGACGCCACCAGTACCCGGCAAAACAGGGTTTGACACAAGGCTGATGGTTGGCGAGCCGCCCACAGCATTGCCAAAGGCCACATTGATCTGATTGGTTGTTCCACCGATGGCTGTTTGGCTGAATGTTGAACCGTTGATGGTCATCAAGCCCGTACCAGACAGACTGGATAGATTTTGAAGGTTGGTGCTAAGGCCAAATGTGGGGTTTCCTGCGATGCCATCTGCATTGGAGATAGTCATGCCTGCACCAACAGTCAAAAGCCTGTTGATGACCGTACTGGCCCCGTTCTTGACGATAATTCCGGTGCTTGCGGCGTTCAAACTTGCCGCAGGGCCGGTCATATTGATTTGCAGAGTACTTCCTGCACCATTGTCAGTCAGCGAAAGGCCAGAGGTGGCGCTTAAATAGCGAGCTTGAGTCAGTCCTGCAGTCGATCCAACTGTCAGGAATGGGTAATTTAACGCACCGGCACCTGCAATCGCGCCCGTAGTGGTCTGCGAGGTAACACCGTTTTGAACGACAGGAACGAGCTCAGAGCCAGTTAAGGCTCCTGCTGTTGGTAGTTGGGTAATTGTTACTTGTCCACTCATTTTATTGGCTCGTCGGTGTAGATGGGTTTGGAGTAATGATGTCGTTGTTGCCCGTCTGAGTTGGTGTTTGTGTATTGCCTTCAGTGCTGATGTACCACTCGCTCGGATCGCCGCCCGGAATCTCGGTTCCAGTTGGCGTCAACACCAAACCTTCATCATCTGCCGCAACGCTGACATCGGGGCGAGGGAACTGCAAAGTGATCCGTTCGGTCTTGCGCGCAGGCAAGCGGTACGGGTCTTTTTGATCCGCGCAACCTTGTTGACACACTTTTAAACCCGGAAAATTGGGGTCAGGCATTGCTTCAATAATAGCCCTTTTCATCTTACATCTGTCGCAGATGAAAATTGCTATTACTGCATTGCCGGTGGTGTCAAGGAAGCGTGGCATGCTTACCTCGTATAAACAGAAATGTTCGGAGCAAAGTAAATTGGCGACTTGTCGCGCTCTTCGTTCTCAGCCATGATGAAGTACTTCTCGGCCTGACCTTCCAAATAACCGATGCGACCTTGATCAACGCCGGGTAAAAGCATGCTCATTTGGTGGGCCAACAAGAATTGAATGGCCTGATTCCATCGTTGAGGAATCTCAAGTTGTCCATTCAAGTCGCCCACATCGTCAATCTGGCGCGAGTACCACACGGTCATCTGCACAAACGGGTTTGAAGGTGTGGGCCACAGCGTGATCTTTGATTGCGGTATCTGACGATTGAACCAAAATTGATACGGTTGATTTGCTGTAAAGTTTTTATTGGGCAGGTTTGTATAGTCGTCGCGGTTCAAGCGAGCCATAGTGATCTCAGTTGAGTTGGTTCCTAAGTACCACTCGTCCAAAGACAAGGTCGTGCCGCCAAAAGCTTGGATGCGATAAAACTCTACATTCGCACCGGGATCAATGTCTTGGAATACCCACTGACCATTGGTCACAGCCACATTGGTGCCGGTGTACAGCGTTGTCCAGTTGGTGCCGTCGCTTGAACACTGCAGGTAATAGTTCCA